ATGGAGTCCGATACCGATTTTCGTCTGCGCATCCAGCAGGCGCCGGAAGGGCTGAGCGTGGCCGGTTCAACAGGGGCGTATCAGTTCCATGGTCGCAGTGCAGATGGCCGGGTGGCGGACATTTCTGTGATCAGCCCACAGCCGGCGAACGTCACGGTCTCCGTGCTCTCCCGGGAGAATAACGGCGTGGCGTCTGAGGAACTGCTCGCCGTTGTTCGCAATGCGCTGAACGATGAGGACGTCAGGCCCGTCGCTGACCGCGTGACCGTCCAGTCGGCCAGGATTGTTGACTACAGCATTGCCGCCTCGCTATTTCTCTTCCCCGGCCCTGAAAGTGAACCTGTGCTTAGTGCGGCAAGGGCCCGGCTACAGGCCTACATCACGGCCCAGCATCGGCTTGGACGTGATATCCGCAAGTCAGCCATTTACGCCGCACTTCACGTGGAAGGGGTGCAGCGGGTGGAACTGACCGCACCTGCTGCTGACATCGTGCTTGATGAAACTCAGGCCTCATGGTGCAGCCACTACAGCGTAACCGTGGGGGGAAACGATGAGTAATACCCGCCTTTTACCGGTTGGCTCATCGCCGCTTGAGGTCGCTGCGGCGCGGGCCTGTGCGGATATCGAAAAGACGCCTGTTCCGCTGCGCCATCTCTGGAATGCAGACACCTGCCCGGCGGATCTGCTGCCCTGGCTGGCATGGGCGTTTTCGGTTGATCGCTGGGATGAGAACTGGCCGGAGGCCACCAAGCGGGAGGTGATCCGCGCCGCGTGGTTTATTCATGCCCACAAGGGAACGATTGGCGCCGTGCGTCGCGTGGTGGAACCGCTTGGCTATCTGATCAACGTTACCGAGTGGTGGCAAACCAACGATCCGCCCGGCACCTTCCGCCTTGATATCGGTGTGTTAGACACGGGCATCACCGAGGAGATGTATTACGAAATGGAGAGGCTTATCGCCGATGCGAAGCCTGCCAGCCGCCACCTTATTGGCCTGAATATCATCCAGGACATACCGGGTTATCTCTATACCGGCGCCCTGAGCTATGACGGCGACATCATCACGGTTTATCCCGGATAAGTGAGAGCACAATGACAGTGAAATATAAAACGGTTATCACCAAAGCCGGTGCCGAAAAACTGGCTGCAGCAACCATCCCGAACGGTAAGAAAGTCAATTTTACGGCGATGGCCGTGGGGGACGGTGGGGGCACATTGCCGGTGCCAAACGCAAACCAGACGAAACTCATCAATGAAGTCTGGCGTCATGCGCTGAATAAAATCAGCCAGGACAAAAAGAATAAAAACTATGTCGTGGCGGAGCTGCTGATCCCTCCTGAGGTCGGCGGTTTCTGGATGCGCGAGATGGGGCTGTATGACGATGCCGGGACGCTGATTGCGGTCGGGAATATGGCTGATAGTTACAAACCTGCACTTGCTGAAGGTTCGGGGCGTGCTCAAACCTTACGCATGGTTATCATGGTGAGTGACATTGCTTCGGTTGAACTCTCTATTGACGCCTCAACGGTGATGGCGACGAAGGATTATGTCGACGAGAAGCTTACGGAGCATGAGCAGTCGCGCCGCCATCCGGACGCCACGCTTACCGCAAAGGGCTTTACCCAATTAAGCAGTGCAACCGACAGCGTATCTGAGATATTCGCTGCAACACCGAAAGCGGTGAAGGCGGTTTACGATCTGGCAAACGCTAAGTATACGGCGGTGGATGCGACGACTGCACGCAAGGGGATTGTTCAACTTAGCAGTGCTACCGACAGTGTGTCTGAAGTGGTGGCGGCGACGCCGAAGGCGATAAAGAGCGTTAGTGATGACCTGGTAAAACTAAAAGATAGTCTTGGCACTGCATCAAAACTGAATATTGTTACATCCGCGATTGACTTAACGACGGGTCGCCTGCCAGTGGTCGGCTGGATGGGCCTGGGCGGTGTAAGAGATACGAAAGTAGCAGATGAAAATTTTGCTTCTTTTTGGCGTGATACCAGTATTGGAAAATCAGGTATTACCATCCCCTATGATGGTACCCCAACGATTTCATATCTTGCAGTAGATAGTGCCAATCAACATGCCTATGTAGGCCGGAAAAAGGGTAATGTTGATATTTCATGGGTAAAGCTCTATAGCGAATTTAATAAGCCGACATCTCAGGAGATATTCGGGACAACATCAGGCATAGGTGGAAGTGCAGACCTTAACACCTATACTGCTCCGGGTCTTTATTATCAGCCTGCCAACGCTCAGGCACAAACGGGTAAAAATTATCCTGAGGCGGTTGCGGGTTCACTTGAGGTTTATAAGCATGCAGGTATCACTCAAATTTATCGAATTTATAGTAACTCGCGGTCCTATATTCGTACCCTTTATAATGGAACATGGTCTGCCTGGTCAAAACAATACGATACTGCGAACAGACCTTCTGCAGATGATGTTGATTCGGTATCCGCCTCGAACGGAGGAACATTCAGGAAATTAGTTAGTTTTAGTGAAGGACTTGAGGTGCGAAGCCGTACGGGAATTACGAGCGGGAACGATGCAGCCAGTTTTGACAGTGCTAATATGATTTTAAAATCTTGGTATGGCATTGGTTTTTATTCGACCTTGTTGGATTCAGTTGGTAAAGAAACTGGAATGACGGGCTACATCAACACCCGTAATGGCCTTTTGCAAATGAAAGGGCAAATTATTCCCGGTGATTACGGCAACTTCGACGGGCGCTTTATCAAACTGTCTGGCAGTCAGAATATAACGGGTACGTTGCGTAATTCAGATGAATATCAGTCAACGTCTGCCAATGGTTATCGTTCTGTTTACGGTAGTTATGGTACTTTCTGGCGAAATGATGGTTCTAATTTATACCTGATGATCACTAACTCGGGTGATCAGTATGGTGCATATAACAACCTCCGACCATTTGCTGTAAATCTGGCAACGGGTTATCCAACGATGAGTAGATTGGCGTTAACTGATTATGCCAATTTTGATGCGCGTTATTACACTAAAAGCCAGTCAGACGCTGGTTATATGCCTAAAGTCTCTGCTTATACAAAAGCCGAAAGCGATGCGCGCTATAACCTGAAAAATGCAGCCAGTAAGGCAGCGAGCGGTTGGGAGAAGGATAACTCTACGGGCGTGATAAAGCAGTGGGGGGTGGCAACGCGTAGTGCTGATTCGACGCGTATTACCTTCCCAACGGCGTTTCCTAACGCCTGTCTCAGCGTGCAGTTAACCTTGCTTTTTACCAATGGGTTCCACGACCAAAATATTTACGTGCAAAACCCTGATAGATCAGGTTTCACCTACGTAGCGGGCAGTGGCGAAGTTAAAGCTTATTTTGAAGCGCGAGGCTATTAATATGAGTTATATATACTCTCCTGAAAACGGGGCTTTTTATAATGATGATCTGGAGGCTGATTATCGTTCCGCCCAAACGTGGCCGGATAATTATGTCAGCGTGCTTGATGAAGACTATGTGTCGCTGATGGAGGGGCAAGCAGACGGGAAAATAATTATTCCAGATAAAAATGGCTATCCCGTATTAGCGGAACCTCCCGCACCAACCTATGAAGAGCACGTGAGCCAGGCAACAATGCAAAAAAACGCCTTAATGAAGACGGCGAGTGACATTATTACTCCGCTTGAGGATGCAGCCGAACTCGGTATAGCTACCGACGAAGAGGCAGCCTCGCTTTTGGGCTGGAAGCGATACCGGGTCATGCTTAACCGGGTAGATGTGAGCGCCGCGCCGGACATTCAATGGCCCGCACGCCCTGCCTGACCCCAAACCCTCCATCCGGAGGGTTTTTCGTTTGTTGTGTAATCCTTTCCCCAACCCCAATACGTCGCATCAATCACGCACTCCACAGACAATAGCCTCACCACTAAACGAAGGAGTTAACCGGATGGGCGACTATCACCACGGCGTGGAAGTCATCGAAATCAACGATGGCACGCGCACCATTTCCACCGTCTCGACGGCAATCATCGGCATGGTCTGTACGGCCAGCGATGCTGACGACAAGACATTCCCTTTAAACGAGCCTGTGCTCATTACCAACGTGCAAAATGCGATTGCGAAAGCCGGTAAGGCGGGGACGCTGTCCGCTTCTCTGCAGGCTATCGCTGACCAGTGCAAACCGGTTGTCGTTGTTGTGCGCGTTGCCGAAGGTATCGACGACCCGGAAGATCCGGAAGAGGCACATAAACAGACCGTTTCCAACATCATCGGTACCACTGATGAAAACGGCAAATACACCGGTCTGAAGGCGCTTCTGACCGCGAAAACGGTGACCGGCGTTAAGCCACGTATTCTTGGCGTGCCGGGGCTGGATTCTCAGGAAGTGGCGACTGCACTGGCCGCCATGTGCCAGAGCCTGCGCGCATTCGGCTATGTTAGCGCATGGGGTTGTAAAACCATTTCGGAAGCAATCGACTACCGCAAAAACTTCAGCCAGCGCGAGCTGATGGTTATCCACCCTGATTTTCTGGCTTGGGATACCACCACGAACGCAACGACAACGGCCTGGGCAACCGCCCGTGCGCTTGGCCTGCGCGCCAAAATCGACCAGACAATCGGCTGGCATAAAACCCTGTCAAACGTTGGCGTCAACGGTGTTACTGGCGTAAGCGCTTCTGTCTCCTGGGATCTTCAGGAACAGGCCACCGATGCGAACCTGCTTAACCAGGCTGGCGTCACCACGCTGATTCGCAACGACGGCTTCAAATTCTGGGGTAACCGTACCTGCTCAGACGATCCGTTATTCGTCTTTGAAAACTACACCCGTACCGCACAGGTGCTGGCCGATACCATGGCGGAAGCGCATGCGTGGGCGATGGATAAACCTATCACCCCAACGCTTATCCGCGACATTGTTTCCGGTATTAACGCCAAGTTCCGCGAGCTGAAAACCAACGGCTATATCGTCGACGGTACCTGCTGGTATGACCCTGAATCGAACGATGCATCCACCCTGAAAGCGGGGAAACTGTATATCGATTACGACTACACCCCTGTCCCGCCGCTGGAAAATCTGACCCTGCGCCAGCGCATCACCGATACCTATCTGGCAGACCTGTCAGATTCGGTTAATAGCTAAGGAGCTGAAGCATGGCGTTACCACGCAAACTTAAATACCTGAATATGTTCAACGATGGGCTGAGCTATATGGGCGTTGTTGAGTCTGTCACCTTACCGAAGCTCACCCGCAAGCTGGAGAAGTATCGCGGCGGCGGTATGCCTGGCTCGGTCTCTATCGACCTCGGCCTGGACGATGATGCCCTGGCGCTGGAGTGGACCATTGGTGGTCTGCCGGACGTGGCGCTATGGGCGCAGTATGCCTCTCCGGGCGCGGACAGCGTGCCTCTGCGCTTTACCGGCTCTTTCCAGCGTGACGACACCGGCGAAATCTCCGCCGTCGAAATAGTCATGCGCGGCCGTCATAAAGAGTTTGATGGCGGTGAAAACAAGCAGGGCGAGAGCGGTACCACCAAGATGTCCACCGAGTGCGCTTACTACCAGCTGACCATCGATGGCAAAGAGATTGTCGAAATCGACATCATCAACATGGTGCTGAAAGTCGACGGCGTCGATCGTCTGGCGGAACACCGTAAGGCGATTGGCCTGTAACCCTTTAACCGGCCGGGACTGCCGGCCGGTAAGTTAACTTTCTGAAGAGTAACGAAATGGACAATATCAACGAGACTGCCATGAACGAAAGTGAAAACCCACATATCGTCACGCTGGATAGCCCCGTTCTGCGCGGCGAGCAAAAAATCGAAAAGGTGACCGTTGCAAAACCCAATGCGGGAACCCTGCGCGGGGTGTCGCTGGCGTCGCTGGCGCAATCTGACGTCGATGCGCTGATTAAGGTGCTGCCGCGAATGACCTCGCCGGCGCTGACCGAGCATGAAGTTGCGCGCCTGGATGCCTGCGATCTGCTCTCTTTTGCAGGTAAGGTGATCGGTTTTTTGTCACCGGCTTCGGCTCGCTGAAATTTCCCGAAAAACTGTCG